GTCTACGAGTGTTTGACAAGCTGCCATTTTTCTATTTTTATTTTAAAGTTACACAAAATTTAATTTTGCTTATTCAAATATATACAATATTTTATTTGTTTAGCAATTTCCGCATAAAATATTTGCATTTTTTGATATAGGTATATTTCCGTTTAATTCTACGCCTGCAAGATGATTATTAAATATTGCCTCGCTTCCGTTCTTTCCGTTGCGTACTACTTGCACATTCCATCTACTCCATTTAGCTAGTGAATAGTTTTCGTTTTGTGCATAAAACAGCCTTCTAGTGCGTATTTTACGAATGAATTCCAATGCTAATTGGTGCATTCTGTCAACAACATTGCCGTACAAAGTTTCTATAACGCTGCTAGTCGGGTCGTATTGATCTACAAAAAACATCTGTACTCTAGGAATTGAGCCAATAGGTGAATCAATATTAGGTAATTCAATGTCTTTTATCTCGAACAATACTACTGCTGGGTAGTTCTTATGCTGTAATTGCTCTTTTCTATCTATCTCAGCGCTTATATCAATCGGCTGCCCGTAAAAGAAATAAGGTGCTAAGGCACTCCACGTAGTTGAACCCGTTAAGCTAGTAGAAGATTTAACTGTAAATGAAATATTAATACTCACCGCAGTAACTTTAACAGCCGTAGCGCCAACATTAATATATTGACCTACTACAATATCCTTTGTGCAATCAACATTTATAGTCCAAGAGTTACTACCATTATTCACAACCGATAAAATAGAACCTGTTCTATCGGCTCTCATTTCGTCGATAACTTCTTTAATAATATCTTCCTCGCTTATGAATGTCATTATAACGAGTTATTTAAAAACATTTTATCCTTTTTCTTTCCTTTGAATGTCGGGAAAGCATCGTATGAAACCAATGTCGCAGCGTTAAAGTTAATACTAGCGCTTTCATTTATCTTAAATGATGTGTTAGCAACAAGTGAACTAATAGTATAATCTGTTCCGCTTATATTTACTGTGTCGCCATTTGCCATATAAGTAGTAGAAGGTACATAAAAAGTATGTGTTCCATCACCGTTATTGCTCACGCTTGTAGATGTTGTTTCGATGTCCTTATGGTCTAAGATGAATTTTCTAGCCGCTCTGTATAAATCAATGGCTGTGTTATACTTTAACTCTAACCTTGCTAACATTTCACCGTTATCTAGTACAGCGCCATTCTGTGAACTTCCTTTTACGTTACCTAACATTGTATTGTGAAATACTTGGTCGTGTGCGTAGTTATAGTACGTGAATAACTTCAACATTCTTTCTAATCCTGTGTAATCTACGTTTAAATCAACGTCATCATCTACGCTTTCTTCGCTGTTGTTGTATGTTTCTATTACACTTTTGCGTGGGTCAACGTACACAACTCCATTCAATAAATCATCATACTTTGTTCCGCTTGTTGGTGTTGGCAATGTTGCACCAAACTTCATATACAAATCATCACCTAGCAAATCTTTTAGGATACTTTCTTGCACTTCTGCAATATAAACATCTACATCATCCTCAGTAAATGTATTTACAGCTATTTTAACTTCGCCTGTAAAGTCTGTATTTGCTAATATGCTAGTGTATTGGCTCATCTTTTTATTTTTGTTGCGAGTGATGGACTCGAACCACCGCCCTCTAGATTATGAATCTAGTGCTCTTCCTCTGCGCTAACTCGCGATAACCTTAATTACTTCTGTGGTAATATGTACCCGTATAGCTTACCTGCCATTGTTCCGGAACCAGTCCAAGACAATCGGTAATATCTATATGGAGAACCAGTAATAATAAACATTCTTGTATTAATCGATACGTTTGAGCAACTCAATGTTGCAGAACCACCGCTAATATATGATGTGTTTACTGTTACATAGTTAGTACCATCATTAGAACCTTGCAAAGTAACTGTTCCACCAATAGTTCCGCTAGTTTTAGAACAAACTACTTGAATGGTTGCTACTTCGTATTGGTTTTTAACTTGAATTGATACAGTACCAGTACCTGAGTTAGTTACAGTAGTGCCGTTTGTACTCATTTCGCTAACTATACCTTTACCTCCAATGGTCTGAGCAAATAAATAGCCATTGATAGAACCAGTCAATGTAGTTGACCCCGTAAATACTACTTTGTACTTTCTGTATGCGTTATTATCAACAATCCATACATAAGAACTCGTACCACTTGCAGCCATTGCTAAAGTATCTGTACCAATTTGCTTATAGTTTGAACCATCAATAGAACCGTATAACTCTGCCTTACCTGCTGCTGTTCCGCTAATTCTTGTGAATGTAGCGTGAATAGATACCGATTTAGCGTAGTTGCTAACTGTGTAATATACACTATCAGCAGTTGTGTTAGTGATTGTATCACCGCTTCCAGTCATAGTAATTACATACTGCTGACCGTTAACAGCGAAAGCACACACTAAACAAACTAAGAATAATAAATTTTTCATCTTATTTTTTTTTAGATTTTGATTTCTCTTTTTTTACTTCTGCTTCTTTTTTCTCCACATCCTTAGCATCTTTATACTCAACATAACCCATTACAACAAGTTCCTTCGCTGTTCTTAACGGCAAATTTAACTCTGAGCCATCTTGTATCTTTCCGCTTGGGAATGAATCACCAAAGCCTTTTTTAACTACTACTTTAACTTTCATAAGTATTTATTTAATAAGAGGAGAGCAGAAGCCCTCCCCTAGATTATTTATGCAGTTTCAAGCGCTGCCATGTCGGTAGCGAAAGTACCAGTTACGAAAGCTGTTCTGTCGTTATTCTTAACGAAGCAAACACCTCTCCACTCTGCTCTGATGGTTTTGAAGTTTTTAACGAAGTTATCAGAGTTCAATCCGATTTCAACAGTTACAGCTTTTCTATCCCATACATAAGCCTTAGTGAAATCACCCACTAAGTAAGTACCAGCAGTTACTAAAGTAGTTTCGATGATTGGTGTACCATCTACGCTCATTGCACCGTTAACCAACATTAATCTGTCAATGTAACGCTTATCGGTTGAACTTACCTTAGCAACTTTCAATTTAGTTACATCAGTTGGGTGCATCATGATATAGTTTGGTGCATCTTGGTTAGCGATTTTGATTTGGTTAATCGCAACAGCTAATACATCTACTTCGTTTGCGTTATCAATTGCAGCAGCAAATGAACCAGCAGCGAAAGCAGTAGCAACAGTTTTGATACCATTCAAGATAGGTGATACACCAGAACCAGAGTAGCAACCAAGTTCAACAGCTTTTAACAACTCTTTTCTCAACTCACCATCGATAATGCTTGCCATTTGTTCAGCATCTTCCAACATCTCATCGGTGATAGTGATGTAAGCTGTAACTTTCTCTACTTTTTGTGAACCTACCAATAAATCAAAATCAATTTGGTTTTTAGCAGCACCTTCGGCAGTTGCACCAGCAGTACCATCTTTGTTAGCTTGGTAAACCCATTCTACTAATTTAGTAGATACAGAACCTCTTGAAACGATGTCCAATAATCTTGGCATACGTGAAGGGTAGAAGTTTACACCCGCTACACGAGTAGCTTGTGGCACTTCGCCTGTTACGTTGTTTGAGAAACTCATGTCGCCAGCAGTTTTGATTTCAAACTTTACGTTTGCACCACCTTCTTTGATGGCTTTAATCTCGTTTGCTTTCTCTACTACAACATCTCTCAATGATTTCTCACTAACAGGCTCTTGTTTAGATAGTTTCTTCAACATAACACCTTGCGCTTCTAATGCTGCGTTAAGTTGTTTAAGTTGATTGTCTTTCATTTCAGCGAAAGCAGCTTTTAAAGCCTCTACATTTTCAGAGTTAGCTTTAGTAGCATCTTCAATCTCTTTTCTTGCTTTTTCGTTGTACTCATTGTACAATCCTGCTAATTGTTCAGCTTCCATAGATTTAAGAGCCTCAACAGTTAGACTTTTTCCTTTTAAGAAATCTTCAAATTTCATTTTTTTAATAGATTTAAGTAAAACATTTTTTGTGCGAGTTCCTTTGCGTGCAGATTTTCGTTCGGCTCTTCTGTTCGCAAAGTGTCTTTCACAGACGGCTTTACTTCTTTGAGTGAATCTATTAACTGTTGTATTTGCTTGAAACGGAACTCTAATCCTTCAAGCCTTTCATCAGTACCTTTGCCATGTCTTAACGCTTTTTCAAACGATAGACACATATTATTAAGCTTTTCAGCTACATTATCAAATCCTTCTAATCCTTTCGCTACGTCAATAACTGGCGTGAACTCATTAGCGCCAAATGTAACGCCCGACACTTCCCACAACTTAACCTCGAATATTTCAAAGGTAGTTTCATCTATCTTCTTAATCTTGTCCTTTACGTAGTTAAAGCCTATTGAATGCTCTCTAAGTATCTCATCTTGGTAATCTCTTAAAGCATCTTCGCCTTTAGTTGATGTTCCCATCTTAGAAACCACGAATAATCCTTTAGAATCTTCGCTAATCTCTTGGATATTTCCTATTTGATGTTCCCAGTCGTGGTTACGTAAGTGCGCTATTTTGCGACCTGTTGAGTCAGCGCCACGCTCTTGAATAGACTTTTTAAAAGCACCTTTTTTAATTATATCTCCATCACTATCCTTAATATCAAATGCAGAAGCGTAGAATTTAACCATACGGCTACCTTCGTCAATGTCGCTAACAGCTAAGTCTAAAGTCTTAACCGCATACTTTTTATTTAATCTTACCTCTACGCTCATATTTCAAAAGTATAAAATTTTTCAATTAGTTGTTATTGCGAAATATTATTTTGTTTAGGTTGGCTTTGTTTAGGTATATCCATTTCTGGAATTGGCATCTTATCATACCCCATAATCTCACGCCCCTCATTAGGAGAGTAAACACCTGCCTCAATCATCATTTTAACTCTACTTGCCATCTCTGTTAGGTCAACTTGTAGCGCTTTAACATCGTCTAAACAGAACTCTATTTTATATGTTTTACCATCTTGCTTATTATAAGAAGGTACTAACCACGTATTTAATGCGCTTTCAATATCTTTAAGCATTGGAATAATAGCATTATCCCACATTGCTTTCTCTGCTTCTTTACGGTTGCTGTATGTTTTATTGTCAGGGTCATTTAACAATGAACTATCTACACCGTAAACATTACATATCGCTCTTAAAGGAATAATACCTAGTTCAACTAGCTTTAGGTCTGCTGGCGACATACCAATAGGTACAAATGATAAATCACCATTGCTTAATATAGGTGTACCAAATTTCTTTGCTCCTGCGTACTTCTCTCTAAACTTAGCATCCATTTCATCTTTGGTGCTTTGGTCTATTCTTACATTGCTTTTACTTGTAATAATACCCATTGCACCTCTATTCTTTAGGATAGATGCGTTTGCCTCCCATTGATTTTTGCTAGTAATTACAGCGTTGTAAGCGGTTCTAATTGGACTCAAACCATACATTCTATCGTATGAATTACCGATAGGGTTGAAGTTTTTAATGTGCTTTACTTCGCTTGCTTCATAGCTGCTTACTATTTCATCATTAACAACGTAGCCTCTAATTGGCTCTAGTGTTCCTCTAATAATCTCTACTTTATCAGCAGGTAGTACATTCAACTCTCTAAACGCTTCACCAAATCCGATAGCCTGAGTGCCTTGTAAGTACCCATTACCAGTCAATAGCTTATATGCTGCAAGATGTTCAATCAATTCGTACCACGATTGATAGCTGTTAGGTTTAGCCATTAATTCATTAAGTGATGAATCTTTAACCTCTTCTTTCTTTCCTTTCTTGTCTATCACATATACTTCCCATTCAGCCATACGCATTGACGCAAGTATCTTGTTAATAACGCTATACACATCATTCGATGTAGCATAAGTTTCTTCCAATAACTTTGAATCATTGCCAGCTAATTGAACAGCACCACCTAATCCAATTAATGAAGAGTCGGTGAAGAACTGAGGTGATGTACGCCCAAATAAGGATAAAGCCTTCTGAAAAAT